GGTCGCCATAAGGACGCGAAAAAATCGCTTGTCACCAAGCTCAGGGTCCAATTTCACGATGTTCTCCATGCACGAAACGGCCTCGTTGATGGCAAGGTACACAATCATGGCCGTGGTCACTGGGGCCGAGAAAGGCATGTCGATGCCGCCGAGCATCATGCCGTCAAGCACGTCACCCACGGCGATGATTCCCATCTCGCCCGTCTTGTGCCACAGGCCCTCGCGCATCTTTGCGGACTTGACGGTCTTGCTCTTCACGGCAGATGCGTAGCCGAGCAGTATGTCCAGCAGCATGAGGAAGCAGAAGGCAGCGAAGGCTACCTGCGCGAGCGAGTTGTCGCGGAGTGGCTGCATGAAAACGTCGATAAAGATGGGTGGATGCATGTGTTACTCCTTAGTGTTGTTCTTTGCTAGCTAGCCCGCCATGTACGTGAGCGACGCATAGCGCGATACGTTGGCCTTGCCTGCGCCACCCGCGTTGTTGATTGATATGGTCCCGTCCGTATTGACGTAGAGCAGCGTACTTAGAGCGCCGTCTCGGCTCATGCCGCCAGTCACGATGTTTTGGGCTGGTCGAAGCCAATCTGGGATAGTGTACGGACATGTAGCCTTGTCCCACGAACCGCTACCAGCGATGACCACGCCCGATGCACTGACCGTCACGAGCTTGCCCATGTGCCAGATGTGCCATCCGCTCTCGTCATCGTCATACAGCCGCTCGAATTTCGTGGAATCACCGAGCGCTTTGAGCGTCGGAAGCTGCGGCAGGAGCCACGTAGCGGTGGGCGTGAGGGCGTCCAGCGACACACGGGCGATTGCCACGTCCGCGATGGTCGCGCCGTCCAGCACGCTCGATGGGTTGTCCAGTGCGGGGTCTGTCGCGGTGGTGGCGGTCGTGCCCTCCTTGACGCCGAGCTTCGCGGACTCCGTGCCCGTGGACGAGTCGTACGTGTACCGCACATACACGAGGTCGTTGCGCTTGCCCGTCTGCGCGCCGCTGCGGATGCTCAGCGTGTTGGTGCCGCTCAGGCGCACGTGACGCCCCTCGACCATGAGGTCGCACGGCTGGATGACCAGTGTATTCGCGTCGCTCATCGTGACGGACGGCACCGCGCCCAGCACGTACGAATCGCTTCCGCAGATTCCCGCGTGCATGGCCCCCGCGTCCGCGCCGCTGACGTGCGCCGCGCCAGAGTGACCAGTTACAAGCTCAATCGCCATGTGCTATCCCTCCTACTGTGCATCCGTGGTCGTGGTGGTCGTGGTCGTTGTGGTTGGCAGGCCCTGCCCCGCGATAAATGCCGTGACCTGCTGGTCGTGCAGCGCGAGCAGCTTGTTCCACTGCGCGGCGTGGTCGGTGCAGAGTACGTATTCGCGCGTCTGGCCGTTCTGGTCGAGGTACTGCTTGCGCACGTAGCCCGCCGCCGCGTCCGTCCCTGGGGCCGCGTAGCACTTCTGCGCGCACCCCTTCACGTCGCACTGGTACCGATTGAATCCGTCCTGTATAGGCACTATCTACTCCTTACCGTGGTCGTGTATGTATAGCTGGGCACGCCGTCGCTAAAGCTCAGTACGCGCTTGGAGATGATGGCCGTGGCGCTTATGCCGCTGCGCTCATCCGTGCCGCCCACCAAATCGCCCAGATTGAGCTGTAGGCCCTTGGATGCGGTGTCCGTGATTTGCTCGTGGTCTTTCCAGATTTCCGCGAACTTCTTGCGCCCGTCCTCTTCGAGCTTGCTCGCATCCTCAGCCGCCGAATCGTCGTATACGTCTGCGAGCTCGTCCAGCCCCCTGAAGGTCTGCGTTTTCGAGACGTTCCCCTTCGCGTCGATGTAGAGGTCTACGCGCGTGCGCTCCTTCAAGTTGCCCTGCCCAAGGCAGATGAGGTGGTTGGTCACGTCCTTCTTTGTGATGCCGAGCTTGGACACGCCAGCCTGCTGCTCTTCGTCGCTCGTGCGGTCTGCGCGCCTGCCGACCACCATGCGCACCTTCTTGGCCGTGCCGTCCCATGCGAAGGATACGGAAAGCCCGTGATCTAGCATCATCTGCCAGATGGCCGACCACGCGCCCATGTATCGTCCCGCGTCGCTCTCGGCTTCGTCGCGCGAGCCCGTGAATGTGTGGGTGAAGCTTATGCCCGTGCGCCGCTCGTCCACGACGTACAGACTTGTAAGCCCAGTGAGCGCGACCACCTGCGCCACGCAGTCTCGCGCTTCGCCCGATATGGTGAGGTAGTCGGAGCCACTGGGTGGCCCGATGACGTGGCGCTCTAGGACACCCGTCCACGTGTCTCCGACGATGCTAAAAAGGTCGCTATCAGTCTCGCTCTCAAAGCCACGCACGACGCCGCCCACGTCGCTACCTTCGGCGTACAGCAGTCCGCCGCGCTCGGGGAGGTCTGAACCGTACACGTCAATGGAGAAATCGTTCTCGTCGGTGCCCCACGCGAAATCGCCGCTGGACGGCACCAGCACGCCCACGTCGTGGAAGCTCGCGTCCGTGTATGTCAGCTCGACTTTGCTCGGCACGTCCGTCTCGTATGTATACAGCACTGGGACGTATGGCACCTGGTGCGTGTGCTCCGCGCTCGCCAGCGTCAGTGGCGAGCCGTAGGAGAACACCGCGCTGGTTACCTTAGCTCCTGCAGATTTGCAGTATGCGTTCGTCAGGAGGCATTGCGTCACCCGCATCCCAGACGGGATGACGACTTCCGTTTCGAGCCGCGTCCACACGCCAGCCTTTGCGGACCCAAGGTAGCTGCCCACCCAGTTGCGATGCCCTGCGGCGTCCGTGTACTGGACGGACATGCGGGCCGCGCTGCTGCCCCAGTCCTCGTCCGGCATCACCGAGCACGCCAGATGAAACGCCTGGTTCTCCGTCAGTGTCGGCTGGCCGTCGATGCTCCACATCGGCGAGTCCTTCTTGTCGGTGCCGTCGTTCTGCGAGAGCACCCAGTAGCCGTCGGAGTCCTTGGTTCCGCGCGTGACGGTCGCCCCGTCCAGCAGGTTAGCGCTCATGAGAGCACCCCCCCCCGGCCAGCGTCTCGCCATCGGCGGGTGCCCATGCGGCAGGAGTGGTGCCCTCGACCACCATCGGACGGCGGTTGCCGTCTGCCCATGACGCGGCGACATACTTTGCGCCTGCCGGTGCGGTAAGCGTCCTGACAACGCTCTCTCCGGCCGGGAATTCTTCGTATCCGTTTGGCCGCGAGACGCTGCCATCCGCAAGGTAGAAGCCGAAGCAGACCTCACCCGCGACGTTGGTGACGGTGCTGAGCGTATACGTCTTTCCCGGCGTGCACGCAGCCCTCTGCGTCCAGTTGTTCTCATGGGCCATTCCGGGCCAAGCGTAGCCTGGTACGAGCCTGTAGTCCTTGACTGCACCCGGTTTCAGCAGGTTATTGCTCATCTACGGCCACACCTCCCCTTCTGCCGGTGCCCATGCGCGTGCCACGCGACGAGGTTCGGGTACTGAAACGTCTGCGCCATCATGCCTCCAGCCTGCACTCTACCGTCTCTCCCGCCGCGCACTTGCACTCCGCGCCCGTGGCGATTAGCGCGCCGCCCTTGTACCAGCGGAGGATGCCAACCCGCGCGATGCCGCTCTCGTCCAGCGGCGTCTTCCCGTCGTACACGGTGGCAGCGCACCCCTGCGTGGTGTCGTATATGTCGAGCTTCAGTTCCACGGCAGCGACCCCCTTTCCTCGATGGTCTCCACGTCCACGGCGTACCCCTGCGGCCAAGACACCATGAGGTCTCCAGCGGGCATGGTCGCGAAGACGTAGCTTCCCGAACCCTCGACGCCGCGCCTGCGCGAGTCGAACAAATTCGTGCGCTCGCCATACGCTCCGACCTTGTACACGCTCGAACCCACGGAGCGCCTGCCCATGGGGTCGATGACGATGCGCTCGCCAGCGTCCGCCGACGAATCCACGCCGTAGTAATTCGACGTGGTGGAGCGGCCCGTGGTGGACGTGACTTGCACGTACGGGCTCGTGCATGGGCCGTAGAAGGTCACACGCACGGAGCACGGCACATCCGCGTGGAAGGACTGCATGGAGCTACCGCGCGACGTGCCCGCGTAATCGAACTCATAATCCGTCGGATAGTCAAGGCCCGTGGTGGAGGTCTGCGTGCCCGACTCCGCGACCAGCGTGTGGCGCGTGATGCGACGCCACGTGGGGTCAATGCTAAACAGTGTGAGCTTGCACAGTGCTCCGCCAGCGTCGGTTATCTGCCCCGGAGTTCCGCTCTTCACATTGCACGAGAGCTGCCAGCCATCGACCGATAATGTCCCGTACTTTCCGGCGAGTGCGTCTGCATATGTCGCTCTTGCGAAGTCGTTTGCTTCGGCTTTTGTCTTAAAGCGAGCCGTCACATCGAACTCTGCCGACCCTCGCTTAGTGGTTCCAGTCGTATTGTCAATGTCGAACTCCCACGTCATGAGGTCGCTTCCCCACATGGCACCAGAGCCAGACCCGTACTTTAGCGAGGTGAGGTCAAATGACGTACCGTCTCCCGTCGTATAGGTCACCGAATGTGACACCTGAACCTCCCTACACGATTCTCCTGAGCGCCCTCGCGCTCATCGTCGGCGTGTTGCCGCTGATGATTCCGCCGAGGTTCCTGTCAAGCCACGCGATCACCATCTGAGCGCCTGCCGTGTCATCGCCAGACTGTGCATCAAGTGCTTCTGCCCACGGACGCAGGCCATGTGCGTTAAGCGGCGTGACCGCCTCTGGGCCAGCCTCACCAAACACTGCTGCCCTGCGGAAGATTCCGCCCTTTGCGTACCAGCTGACGGAGACCTTCGGCACGGAGCCCGTCTGCGGGTCGAACTTCCCGCTGAACGAGAAGTGCGGGAGCTTGCTCACGGTGACGTTCACGTGCGCCGTGTACGTCCTCGCGCAGCGCGAAAGGGCCGAGCTGATTCTCGAAGCAGCCGATGCCGCCGCAGACGCCGCGCTCGACAGCGAGCGCTTCATCCTGCCCATAGACGAGTTCGCAGCGCTCGCTGCGCGCGAGAACGCCGACTGCATCCCAGACGCCATGCTCGACGCCGCTGCGCTTGCCATCGCGCCGCCAGCCGCTATCGACGCCGCGCCAGCCGTGACGGCGCTTCCCATCGACGACATGGACGAGGACGCGCTGCTCGCGGCGCTCCCGACCTTGTTTATCGCGGACGCCGCGCCCGCGCCGCTCTTCCCTATCGAGCCGAACGCCGAGCTCATCTGCTTCGCGCCCGTGCCGCCGCTCTTCAGAGACGAGCCAGCGGACTTTATTGCGAGCGAGAACGCCGCAGCTGGTATGGCCGCTGCGCCGAGCGCGACGCCCAGCGCCGCAATCCCTACCGCCGCAATCGCCGCGAATCCGCCCGTGAGCGGCATCGCGATCATGAGCATCATCATTGGCGCGACCAGCATCAACGCACCAGCACCAGCGAGCATGAGCGACATTCCGAGCAGCATCATGGCCGCTCCTGCGACGGCACCGCCCACGCCAAGCATGAGCACGCCCGTGGCCAGCACCATGACGCCTACGCCTGCGAGCGCTGCGCCCAGCGCCGCTGCGGCGAGCCCTGCGGCGAGCACGACCAGGCCGATTCCGCCCACCGTCGCGCCGACGCCGAGTATCAGGCAGGACGCGCCTATCGCCGCGATGCCGACTGCCGCAGAGAGCCCGTACGACGCGATGGTCGGCAGCTGCGACGCGAGAATCGCGATTCCGATGCAGGCCAGCGCGATTCCGGCACCAACGCCCAGCGCCGCTATCCCGAGGGCTACGAGCCCGACCGCGCCAGCCGTGAGCGTCGGTGCGAGTATCATCATCGCAAGCATGACAGCCGTTATGGCGACGACCATCAGCCCGAACATGAGCATCGCTCCGTTGCCTGCTCCGGCCACAGCTATCGCCGCCTGCGCCATGAGCATGAAGCCGTTGGCTATGATCATGACGGCGACGCCCGCCATGAGCAGCGCGGCGCCGAAGGCGAGCAGGCCCGTGGCGTTCGCCGTCAGCTGTGGGGCCATGACCATAAGACTTATCACGAGGGCTGCGACCAGACCAGCCATGACGCCGAACATGACCATAGCGGGAGTTCCAGCTGACGCGAGCGCAACCGCCGCCGTTGACATCGTTGCGAATCCGTTTGCGATGAGCCAGATTCCAGCGCCTATGCCGGCGGCAGCCACGCCGATTCCTATCAGCTTGGCCGCGATGTTCTCGACTGGCGCGCCAGCGCCGTTCGCCGCACTTCCGGCCCTTCCAAACGACGCTCCAATCTGACCAATGATGCTAGACACACCGCGTGCCACTTTCAGGGCGATGATTGTCTCGACCACTTGTTTGATGTGGTCGGCTAAAAATGCGAGCACATCGGCAAGCGCCCTCACGATCTTCCCGAGTGCGTAGAATATCGGAGAGAGTCCCTTTAGCTTCTTGGCAAGGCTGGTTGCCATCTTTCCAAGGTCTTTACCGCTGTTCGTGGCGTCTGGCACTGGACCGAACCCGTCCATGAATGCGTCACCGAGCGCCGCGAGCGAGCTCGTGAGCGCCGAGACGTCGAAGTTCTTGACGAATCCGCCCACGAAGTCGGCGGCGCCCTTGAACGCTGAGTCCACCACCGATTTGACGCCCTTTATCGCGCCGACTATGTTCGACTGCCCGATGGCCTGCATCATGTTCGCAAGGCCCTTGGTGAAGGCGTTTGAGAGGTTGCTAAGCTGCGTCTGCACGCCGCCCGTTGCACTCTCCGCCTGTGCGGCAAATGACTGGAAGCCATCCCCGCCCTGCTGGTCGAGCTTCGTTATCTCATCCATCAGGTCGGACATGGTGACCTTGCCCGACTTCAGCGCCTCGTAAAGGCTGGTCGAGTTCGCCTTCGGCCCTAGCATGCTCTTGGCGAGCTGGTCCATCTGCGCGGGAGCCGCAGACACCAGGGATTTCCAATCCTGCATGTCCGGCTTGCCCTTTGAGAGCGCCTGCGTGAACTGAATCATCGCGGCGCTTGCGACCTCGCTGCCCTGACCGCCAGCAAGCAGCATGTCATTGAGTCCAAGCGATGCCTTTGTCGCATCGGTAAGGCTCATGCCCATGGACCGACCAGCAGCGTACACGCCCTGTACGGATGCGGTCATGTCATCCAGCCGTGTAGGCAGCGTACTGAGCCTGTCGCTCATCATGGTAATTGCCGAGGTGGCCTCGTCAGTGCCAACGCCCAGCGACGTCATGACCTTCGGGAAGTTGTTGAGCGTGTCAAGACGAGATATCGCGGAGCCCATGGACGAGCTTATTTTTCCGGCTATCGCGCTGACGCCCTTGCTCAGCTCGCTGCCGATGAAGCTGCCGATGGCGATCTTGCCGATGCCCGTCTTTAGCGCCGAGCCGAACTTTGACCCGAAACCACTTCCGCTGCTCTTTGCCCGCTTGCTCCCAGCAGACTCTTCAAGCGCCTCGGAGATGGCTTTCTTCATGCCGTTC